CTGCGGCCATGTCAGAATAAAACCTTTGCCCTGGAGCCGAAAGCGCGTGCGTCCGGCGGGATTGTTGGTAGCTTGAGCCATTTCGATTCATAAACCTGTATGAGAGAGAAAATATTTTTTTTAAAAAAAAATTATTTTTTTTTATTTTTCTTCTCCCTCGGGCCGGAACTTTTTTGTTCCTTTTTAAGCTTAACCTCCGAGGGCCGGAGGAAACCTCTCCCTTTTTAAAATAACGCCCGAGGACCCTTTTTCTTTTTAAAAAAAAGAAAAGAAGACTGATCACGGCCGGGAATCGAACCCGGGTAATGGCGTCACGAAAGCATCTCCATTGTCTTTACCAACTAAGCTACCGCGATCAGTTTCTATTATTTTTTTATTTTTATAAAATTAAAATTTTATTTTTTTTTTATTTTATTACATAAAATAGCTTCAAACCATTGAAGCATACACCTCTTAATCGGTGTATCGATAGCGAACAGAAAACTTGTCACTGACGTAGAAGTAGTCGTCAGTAGTGTTTGAACGAGCACGGAAAATCAAGTAGATAGCCCCGTGCGTAATCTGCGAAATGCTTGCCGGCGAAGTATTCGCACTGAAAGTCGTTGTGATATCATCCAAGGGAATGTATTCATCAATCGTCTTGAACATCCCAATCTGATGCTGGCTGCCGGTGCTGCCGTAAGCCTCGGGATTGCAATCCCACACCACGTTCCGCAAGACCTTAAAGCGCGACGTCTCGGTGTAGCGCACCGGATCGAGAAACTCCGTCGTGACCGTCCCATCTTGACCAGTAATCCCAAAGATGTCACTGTAGACGGGAAGGTTGCCATTGGGTTGAGCATCATAGACGACAACCATGCGCAAAGTGTTGCCCAAAAGATCACCCGTGGTCCCATCGGTCTTCAAAATTGCCGCCACAATGCCCTGCAAACGAACCGACTTCCCACAAACATTCTTTCCAATCCGCTGAAAAGAACCCGTGCCAGCACCAACCAAATTGATCGTGTGAATGCACCCACTGTCATTCGTCGTGGAGATCACCGGACTGAAAGCCGTCCGAAAATCAACCCCCTTCAGCTCCGAGCAAAATTGAGATCTTGAAGACGAATCCGCATAATATGCCGAATTCGCTTGAGGGAAACTCATACCCGTCCGCGCCATGATCCTCGCAATCTTCCTCGTGGAAGCAGTAGCATCACGAGAACGATCCTTACCCTTTCCTGCAGAGTGACTTTTCAAATAAGCACGCGCACCGCGCTTGTTCGCTTTCGATGACATTTTTGCAAAATGTTAATTGTTTTTTTATTTTTTTATTTTATTTTTTTATTTGAGACTTGTCTCCAAGTCTCCGAGGGGCGGTAGGTAATATTAACCGCCCCATGGAGACCCTTCGGATTTAGGAGACCTTGCTTATTAAGAGTACAAGGAAGTCCGACGAGCTTCTTGTTTAGCCTGGAGAGACTGCCTATAACTCCGTATATGAAGGTTGTAGGGTTTGGGCGCCGGCCGGCGCTTTCTCCAAACCCTAAAACCCTCATAAACAAATTATAACCTCAAAACAATAAGAAGGGGCTTTAATTACTCCCTGCGGGGCTATGTCTGCGACGCCGACCCTGCCGGGGGCTGACACCATAACCCTAAAAGATAAAACCAAAGAGAGAATGCCTCCGGCGGCACCCTAAAGAGAAAATAGAAATTAAGTTAATCTTAATGTATAAAAATAAACAAATTAACCCGTGTCTCCATTGGCAACTTAGTCTGTTGGTAAAATGGAGACTTGAGTTTCTAGTCTCTAATGACGATTAGAGGGGAGACCAGTGGTTCGAATCCCGGGTTGCACTTTTTTTATTTTTTTGTTTTTGTGATAGACAACAGTATAAAGTAGACGGGTATAGGATCTGTCTACTAAAACAAATCAGAAAATCATCCATCTACTCCAAACCCTTTTGGACAAACCCTAAAACCCTAAACCCTAAAACCCTAATGGACAGAAACTCTCACTTTCCTTAAAAGGAAATAATTATCTTTTTTATATGAAACCGTTTAAAAGAAAAGTGAACACCAAAGGGAAAAAACGGCTTTTGGCGGCAAATTTAAATTTTTTTAAATTTTGGCGGGAGATTTAAAAAAATACTTTCGTATCCGTCTAAAACGGATCTCAATGTATTTTTTTTATTTTATTTTTTTATTTGAAATGGAGACAGTAGACGGCTGTTCAGCCAGTATACCGAAGACGAATCGTAGAATCAACAAGCATACCATAAGTCAAATTGAAAGCAGTAGTTGTGCAAGCACGCACAAGATAAAGAGCACCAGCTGCAATATCCGAAATCTCAGCCGGACCCGACTCATGAACACCACTTCCTTTGAAAACAGTAGGCAGCTCTTGCAAATCAATATACTCATCAATCAAAGTTGGAACATCAACCCAATTTGGCTCTTCTGCAGAACTGAACCGAGGCATCACAGGAGGGTTCACATTCACAAAAAGCTCTCTCAAAACCCGAAAACGCTCTGTCTTTGTAGGGTTAACACAAGAAACAAGATAAGTTTCTTGCCCCCCTGTTGGTTCAGCACTGGCGAAAATGTCAGAGAAAAGAGGATACTCCCCAGTAGGATGACTATCATAAACAACAGCAAACCGATACATTTCGCCAGTAACCTGACCAAAGTTTGAATAAGAACTTTGAAAATAAGTAACCAAATGTAACCGCAGTCGCAAAGATCTCAAAGAAATCTTTTCACCAATCCGCTGATAAAACCCTGTCCCTTCAACAATAGGATTAAGCAAAGAAACAATTTCAGGAGAACTAGTATCATGACGGTGAATCTCCCCAAGAACAGTAACGTCAACACACTTCAATTCACCACTTCGTTTTGAAATAGCCCTCTTCCGAGCAAGATCCTTTGCTCTTTCCAAGCGACTAGTCGCTTTAATCGGAACACGCGAGGACGAAGCCATCGCTATCCGATGCGACAAAAGAGAAGAAGAAGAAGCAATAATAATTTTTTTTCTTTTTATTTTTATTTTTTTTTGTCGATGGTCTCCAAGTCTCCAAGACGCCTAGTAGTCGTCACACCTTGAAGGAATAAAATCATCTGAAGCAGAATTGAACGCAAAGGGGTCAACTGAAGAGGAAGTAGAAGAAGAGGCAACCGACGACTCATCAGTACCTGAATCGTCATCGTCAGAAAGCTCCACAGCTTCAAACCCAGCAAACAAAGGAAAGATCTTCCATGCCTCATCTCCTTCTTCCAACCTAATGTAGTCACAACGGTCAAAGAAAGCCAAACGACTGGACTGGCGCGTATCTGGTCCAATAAACATCTCGGCCTTCTCAAGATTGGTAAGAATCAAACAAGGACAATTGACATCCTTTATCACAGAGCCGCCTTTTGTCTCGAGCCGCACAATAGAACCATCAAGCACCTTATTCATCAGAGTCAAAGGCAAGCCCTTGAACTCCTCAAAGCAAATGATATCATGACGACGGGGATCGTAATCACAGAACCACTTGTTATCCGAATGGTCGTAAATTCGAAAGTACTCACGAAGAATCTCCTTCAGAGTCGTCTTCCCGAACCCAGGTGGGCTCGAAAGAAGCAGCTGCTTCTGACGCATGCGGCGGGGTCGCCCGAGATTCTTGTTCAACCAGCCAGCAAGTTTCACAAGAGCAGGTGAGAGTTCCAAAGCAGGGATACTCTCCATCTGAAGACTCTCCCAAGTCTTCGGAGGCTTCATCATCCAGGTCTGGAGATTCGCTTGATACTCTTTGAGTTTCCGCAGATTCATCATCACAAAACCAGGGTCCATCTCGTTCAGGCACTCGAGATTGTTCGTCTTCGCTAGTTCCAGCGCCATGATCGTCGCTTTCGTCGACTGCTTCGACTCGGCGGCGGCCAAAAATTCGCCCACAGTGATGCCATGCGCGATGAAATCCCCATCCTTCACCACATACTTCACAGACTGTCTCAACTGGCGGGCAGTTTGATAGTTCCCGTGCGAATTGGCCAGGCTGTCGAAGCAATTGGCGCCCGAGAAGGTCTTCTTCGCCTTGAACGAGAGAACGGCGTGCAGATGGGGCGTCCCGTCCTGGTGCATCTCTTGCGAGACGACTGCGAACGTGAGCGCTTCTCCGTACTGCTGTAAGATACGTTCCAGTACTGCCTCCTTCGCCTCGTTGCACTGCGGCCATGTCAGAATAAAACCTTTGCCCTGGAGCCGAAAGCGCGTGCGTCCGGCGGGATTGTTGGTAGCTTGAGCCATTTCGATTCATAAACCTGTATGAGAGAGAAAATATTTTTTT